TAGTTTCGTGTATGAGGATCAACAGGTAAATACGCCAAACACTTCTTATGTGGTGATTGGATTAAGTCCAAATACAACGTATTATTACAGGGTAAGGGCAAATGTAGAGTCTAGGATTTTTCAGTTTACTGTTGATACTACTGAAAGCGGAGTCAGTGCATCCGACCAATTTACACTACCATTAATAACATCCACAGGTTTAGATGCTGAGGTTTATTGGGGTGATGGCACAACCGATAACATTACTGACCACACTGCACCCGAAGTAACGCATACTTACCCAAGTTCGGGAACGTACACGATTAAGATAACGGGTGATTTATTAGGATGGCAATTTAATAATGGTGGAGATAGAGTCAAGATGGGTAACGTATCTAAATGGGGTGCTTTGAATATTAGTGTAGATGCGGGATTTTGGGGATGTGATAATCTTACCTCAAGTGCAACGGATGCACCGACAATTACAAGTACGAGTTTATTTCGTTATTTTAGGAATTGCGTTAATTTTAATGGAAATATATCAAACTGGAATATTACAACTGTCACAAGTTTGCGTGAAATGTTTAGGTCTGCAATAGTATTTAACCAAGATATAGGTATTTGGAGTCTTAGTAATGTTACAACTGTTGAGCAAATGCTTTACAGTGCAATAGCATTTGACCAAGATATACATAACTGGGATATTAATCAAGTTAGTAATTTTAATTCATTCTTGACTTTTGCTGCCCTATCAACGACCAACTATGATGCATTATTAGTAGGATGGGAAGCAAACCTACAAGCCGCTTATCCTGGTGGTGCGGGTTATCCTTATACGATTAGTATTGACTTTGGGGGTTCTGAATATACCTTAGGAAGTGCAGCAGAAGCCGCACGTTTACGATTAACAGACCCAACTATATTCGCTTGGACTATAACAGACGGAGGAGGAGTATAAAATATGTCAGATAATTCAACTTTTGAAATAAAATACCCATCTGAAAAAACGTATTGGATTTTTTGGACGGACAAAGTATCTCAGTTCGTTTACGGATGGACAGAAACAACACAACAAACCGATACGGGGCAACCTAATTGGTGGACTACCACAGATGAAGAAGAGTGGGTTGCTAAATTAGAAACAGAGTTTAACACTAATCCATTCCCAGAAGAAGATGATAACACCGTATAGTAATATAATATCAGTCACTACGTTAGGGGCAAACCTATTACTCGACACCTACACGGGGGCGTCTGCTGCTTATTCTTTGCGATTATTAAGTACGTCATACACGGGAGATGCTATTGAGGTAAGAAGGGCATCAGACAACGCAACGCAAGATATCGGTTTCGTAAATAATGAGTTAGACGTTACAAGCCTTGAAAGTTTTTGCAGTGGTACTAATGGATTTGTAACAACTTGGTACGACCAATCAGGCAATGGTAGAGATGCTACACAAGGGACAGACGTAAATCAACCACAGATTGTTTCAAGTGGAAGTGTGATTTTGGAGAACGGAAAACCTGCGGCACAATTTGACGGAAGCAATGATGTTATGACAGCATCGGGCTTTGGCACGGGTTCGGAAAGAAGTGTATTTTTTACTATGCGTGGAAATGGCAATGGTACTGGTTATGAAAATTACTATATTTTTTTAATTAGCCCACCATCAAGCACAGGTGATTTTATGCAAAATTATTCTTCGAACTATCAAGGTCAGATAAATGCAAATTTTAAAACAGATACGCTTGATATAAATTCATCGACTGCAGTAGACATTCAATCATTACTAACTACAATAAAAACAACATCAACAAGTGAACTTTTTCAAAATAGCACATCTTTAGGAACGGGAAGTGGAACACAAACTTTAGAAGATGAATTAAGTATTGGTAATTTTAGTAGCAATTATGCATTTTTTAAAATGCAAGAGATGGTTGTCTACAACTCCGACGAATCCTCTAACCGCACGGGCATTGAAACCAACATAAACGACTTTTACTCTATATACTATGTAGCCACAAATAGCGAATATCAAGACGTTTTAGACTATGCAGATTCTCAAGGCTACCAAAGACCATCATACGCTCAATGTGCGTTACAAGATGCTTTAGTCGGTGATTTAAAAGATGCGGGTGTGTGGAGTAAGTTAGATACCTTTTATGTATTTGCGACCGATGGCGATAGTGATTTTGCGGGTATTAATTTCATCGACCCTAACAACCACGAAATAACGGAAGTTAATAGTCCTACGTTCACTTCAAATGTAGGATTTACGGGCGATAACTTAAGTGCTTATCTTGACCCATCATACAATCAAGGTACGGATGGAGTAAATTGGAGTAATCCTAATGGTAGTTTTGGCGTATGGGTTGATACTCCTAATACTGTTAATCAAGACAGTTATATCGGGGATGTGGAAAATTTATCTGGAGATTATTCAACTATGAGGAGAGGAAATAGAAAGATAATAAATGGTAATTCGATAAGCATCGGATTAAATTTAAGTAACACCTTTGCTCATATAAATGTAAATTCATCACAAGCCGATTTATGGTATAATGGAAGCAATCAAGCAAGTTTAAGTCCGTCAGGTTTTGTGAATAGTACGGATATGACGTTTTTATCTGAAGGGGGGGCAGGTGCTTTTGCAGATGGTACTATTTCAATAGGTTTTTTTGGTGGAGATTTATCATCTGAACAGAGCGATTTTTATACGGCAGTAAATTCTTATATGACAAGTATATGATAGTACTACATCCAAACACAGAACAATATAACGCTTTAGATGGCTACCGCAACGGCAATTCTGTTTTGCGATTTGTCAAAGACGGAAGCGATAGATGGATAGTGGGACTAAATGTTTTAACAGACCCTAAGTTTTCAGCAATCCACGACCAACTTGACCAACTTGAACGAATTGAATACACACCAATACCCGAAGAAGAATAATGCAAGGATATACATTTAACACAGAACAAGAAGCAATCACCGCAAGACAACAAGCGGCAGATTACAAAGGCTACCCAATTAACCCAGGAGATACAACTATCTATTGGGTGAACTACAACTATTCAGAACTTGACGGTTTTTATTACATTCGTCACGTTGAAGGATTAGATGCGGTATTGGGTGAGCCAAGTGACATCACAATCACACCACACGAAGAACTATGAAAACATTTTTAGACGAAATAGGAATCAACATAATGCAATCCGTTGCAGGGTTGTTTGGCTCACTTTTGTTTTTAGGGAAGGAAGGAGCAAAGAATTTAAAACAGTCCTTGTTTGCCATTGTCACGGGTACGGCATCTGCAAATTATCTGACTCCCGTAGTAATGGAAATCTTAAAGATTGAAAATACCAAGTACGAGAATGGAGTTGCTTTTATTCTTGGGTTTTTAGGACTTAAAGGAGTTGAGGCGATAAGTAAAAGATTTTATAAAGAAAAAGTACAAGATGGAACTGATGCAAATAATAAATGAATTAGCAAGTCTGTTGGTATGCGTTAACGCTACCTTGTTTTACATCTTTGTATTTGGTAGGGAAGTGTCAAGAATTGATAAATTGCCATTGGCAGAAAAGATATTACTTAGAGTTGGATTGGCTTTACCTGCCGTTAGTGGGTTATGGAATGTCTTATACATGAGTTATCCACCGAATGCAGAAATAATCATGAACGTGGGATATGCTTGTCTATTTACTTGGGCATCTATCTTCCACTATAAGGAATTTGTAAAGAATGCCAAGAAATAAGATAGTTGGTAAAAACAAGCGTAAGGGCTCAAATAAAGCCACTGGGCGTAATTACTCTAAAGAAAAGAAGTATCAGTCCACTACGGAAAGAAAGAAGTACAGAGCAGCTCTAAATAAGGCTAATCGCAAAGCTGGTACATATGGCAATGGAGACAAGAAGGACATGAGTCATACAAAGAGTGGAAAGCTAGTTAAGGAATGTCAATCAAAAAACAGAGCTCGTAATAGAGGAAAAAAATGAAAAAATTATTTGAAATATTTAAAGGACAGCAAGGTGAATTCAGTAGTAAGCGTGTTGTAGGTATTGTAGGTGCAATTATTTTATTTGCAACATTTGCCGCTAATTCATTCTCAGAAGTGCATATCGCTCCAAGCGATAAGTTAGTGGAAGCAGTTGAGTGGGTAGTAATACTATGCCTAGGCTTTACTTCTGCTGAGAAGTTCTCTAAAAAATGAGAGCGTTAATACTAGCTGTATTACTGTCTAGTTGTTCAGCTAATTGGCACTTGAATAGGGCCGTTAAGAAAGATCCTAGTATCCTTCTTGAGCAAGTTGTAAAGATAGATACGTTTACAGTTAGAGATACGTTCACTTATCACGATACATTCGTAACAAATTCAGTTGATACCATTACCATTGATACAGGTAGTGTTCAGGTTCGTATTATTCGTGAGCATGATGTGATTAGGACTACAATCACTCAAAAACCAGATACTGCATACATTACCATTGAGAAGACATTACCTCCTAGAGTCATTAATAAACAGAGTTGGTTCAGGTGGTGGTACTTACTTCCTTTCTTTATTATTTGGGCTCTAGACAAGTTAAAATGATAAGGGCTATATTTGTAATATAATACAATGGAAAAAAATAAAATCACACAAGAAGAACTAGAGTTAATTCAGCAAATGAACACCGATTACACAAAAGCCAAAATGGCTATTGCGGATGCTGAGTTAACCAAACAGACATCTTTACACGCTATCGAAGTAATCCGTGAGCAGTTCTCTAATCACGAGAAGATATTGATAGATAAGTATGGTAAGGATGCTGTCATCAATATGCAAACTGGAGAAATAACACAAAAAGAAAATGGCAAAGATTAGCACATATGCTACCGATGGTAGTCCATCATTATCTGACAAAGTAATTGGCACTGAGGTGTCTTCTGACAACGCAACAAAAAACTACTTATTAAGTGATTTAAAAACACTTATGTTCAGTACGTTTGGTGTGTCTCAAATTATTGATGCATCATCAACTTCTGATCAAGAGCCCTCAGGTCTTGACTCTGCATTACAAGTTTCTTTTGGAGCTGCTCAAAATACAGCTTCAGACCCTGTGATGTTGGCTGCTGATGGTACAGTTACTTTTAATAGCCCAGGTTTGTATTTAATGAATGCATATGGTACTGTTGAGCGTCAAGGCTCTTCAGGGGGTGTGTCTGTTTTGTTGTTCCGTTCTTTAATTAATGGGATTCAAGCAGGATCTGTAAAAGGTTTTGAGTTAGACTCTACAGGCGTTATGTTACCGTATGAAATAACTATTCCTATAAACATAGAAACCGCAGGCACTACGCTTACATTTGAGATTATGCGTGATAGCTCAGGAGTAGATCAAGGTGGTCTATATACTCATACCAATTTAGGTGGATGGGATAACGTACCTTCTGCTGAAATAAATATCTGGAAAATAGGCAACTAGTATGTTGATCCGTAAAGTATCAGTGGGCCTTGACTACAAGGCTGCTATGCACTACATCGTAGGGCAAGATGTGTTATCTAATAGTAATAAGATACACTTGATACGTTACGATGAGAAAAGCCAAAGCTATAAGATATATATCATAAACCAAAAAGAAGAGGTTGTGCTTTGGAAAGAGTTTAACTCTAGTATGCCTGTAACAATTGAATACAATATAAATTTTTAATGAAATCACCTTTCTACTTCATAGCTAAGCCTGTGAATGGAAGCCGATATAATAATACAAAAGAAGTAGCCGGAATTGAGTTAATCATAAACACATCAGAAGAAGAACACAAATTCTCAAACCGATACGCTGAAGTAGTCGAGCTTCCATTAGATTACAAAGGCCCAATAACAATTGGTGACATATTACTTGTTCACCATAACGTATTTAAATTTTATAACGACATGAAAGGTCGTAGAAAGAGCGGTAAAAGCTTTTTCAAAGAAGACTTATTCTTTATTGAGAATGACCAATTTTATATGTACAAGCATGATGGTAATTGGTACTCTCACGATAGGTATTGTTTTATAAAGCCTATTGACGCAAAAAAATCGTATATTATGAAGCCTTTCAAAGAAGAGCCTTTGATGGGTGTAATGCGATACCCTAACGAGTATTTAATTAGTAAGGGTGTCAAAGAGGGAGATACTATATGCTTTGAGCCTGAGTCTGAGTATGAGTTTGACGTTGATGGTGAAAAGTTATATAGGATGTTTGATCACAATATAACAATGAAGATATGTCCTTAATGATTATGGAAGATGTCCTTGCCAATCCAGATGCATATGTTGATGACATATATAGACTAGGTTTTGGTGAATTTGAAGACGGTGAAAATGTTTTCAAAGGAGTTCAACAAAGACCAAATACTGATGAGTTTGCTTACGTAGTAAGTGAGTTATTCCAGAATTACGATATTGCTTTGAACTTTGTGAGGAGGTCTCCATATATGCAGGAGGAGCCAAACTTCATCCATACAGATGAAATGATGGGTGATGTTACGTGTATACTTTATTTGAATAAATACCATCCTGATGAGGATGGTACTACGTTATATGATGACGAGGGCAAACCATCGATGATAATAAAAGCTAAATACAATAAAATGTTTTGCTTTGACTCATCAATGGTTCACTCACGTAATATGTATAATAATTTCGGTGAAGACCGTGATGCAAGATTAATTCAAGTTATATTTTTAATTAGAAGAGATGAGTGATTCAAATGAAATCAAATTGAAGATTATTGAGGCGGGAAGACAAGCTGTTGAACAACTAGTAAAGGTGGCTAGGGAGGATATAATAAAACCCGACCCAGACGATGAACTAGCTGCCGATCGTTTGAAAAATGCTGCTGCAACAAAGAAGTTAGCAATCTTTGATGCGTTTGAAATTTTAAACAGGATAGAAGCAGAAAAAGAAAGTCTAGAAATGTCTTCAAAAGGGTTAGATTCATATACGCAAAGTAAGCAAGGTTTTGCAGAACGAAGATCAAAATAGCATATACCGCATTATACCTGACTATGTCAAGAAAGCGACTAGGCTTAGTAAGAATTCTTCTAGGTCCTGGAAGTATGGATATGATGATAAATACGATATGGTCATTATATCTAAGACAGGTCAGATAGGTGATGTTATTGAGATATCTGGTTTGAGGATTGCACTACCTGCTGTACCTAAAGATGTATTTAAAAGGAGTAATGTGCCTTCCGAGCAATATTGGGAGCGTACTCCATTGCCAAATGAACTAAGCAAGATAACTTCCATTTTCAAATGGAATGAGATGCCATCTACATTTAAGAACCGATGGGTTGATTATGTAGAGAATCAATTTGACTATCGTGAGGATGGTTATTGGTTCATGAATAATGGAATGCCTACATACATTACAGGTAGCCATTGGATGTATTTACAGTGGTCTAGTATTGATGTTGGATTCCCAGACTATCGTGAGGCTAATAGAATATTCTTTTTGTATTGGGAGGCTTGTAGAGCTGATAAGAGGTCATTCGGTATGATTTACCTGAAGATTAGACGTTCGGGTTTTTCATTCATGTCATCATCAGAATCTGTAAATATTGCAACTCTCGCTAAAGACGCTAGGGTAGGTATACTATCTAAAACGGGTTCTGACGCTAAAAAGATGTTCACGGACAAGGTAGTTCCGATAAATAATAAACTACCATTCTTTTTCAAGCCTATCATGGATGGTATGGATAAGCCAAAGACAGAATTAGCTTATCGTGTACCTGCTTCTAAAATCACTAAGAAGAATATGCATGATCTCGATAGTGATATTGATGGCTTGGATACAACCATTGACTGGAAGAATACAGAGGACAATAGTTATGACGGTGAGAAGCTTTTGTTTTTGGCTCATGATGAGAGCGGAAAATGGATTAAGCCAAATAACATATTAAACAACTGGCGTGTAACTAAAACTTGTTTGCGTCTAGGTAGTAAGATTATTGGTAAGTGTATGATGGGGTCAACATCTAATGCTTTGAGCAAGGGTGGTGAGAACTTCAAAAAGCTTTACGAAGATTCAAATGTATCAAGCAGAAATGCCAATGGTCAGACTAAATCAGGCTTATACTCTTTGTTTATACCTATGGAGTGGAATATGGAGGGCTTTATCGATAGATATGGGATGCCTGTATTTAAGAAGCCGAAAGAACCTATTATAGGAGTAGACGGAGAGGATATAGTAAACGGTGCTATTGACTATTGGGATGCTGAGGTAGAGTCTATGAAGAGTGATGCTGATGCTTTAAATGAATTTTATCGTCAGTTTCCAAGAACAGAATCTCATGCATTTAGAGATGAAAGTAAGCAGTCTATATTCAATCTTACCAAAATATACCAACAGATAGATTACAATGATGCTATGATAAAAGAGCATTATATAACTAGAGGTAGTTTCCATTGGAAGGATGGAGTAAAAGATACCACTGTTATTTGGTCACCCAATAGGAGTGGTAGGTTTTTAGTGAGTTGGTTGCCTGAAAAGAATCTACAGAATAGAGTAATAAAAAAGAACGGATTAAAATATCCTGGTAACGAGCATATGGGTTCATTCGGTTGTGACTCATATGATATATCTGCTGTTGTTGGGGGTAGAGGTTCTAATGGTGCTTTACATGGTATGACTAAATTCCATATGGATAACGGCCCTACGAATGAGTTTTTTTTAGAGTATATAGCTAGGCCTCAAACGGCTGAAATATTTTTTGAAGAAGTTTTAATGGCTTGTGTATTTTACGGAATGCCTATTCTTATTGAGAATAATAAGCCTAGGTTATTGTATCATTTTAAAAATAGAGGATACAGAAACTTTTCTTTAAATAGACCTGATAAACAATATTCTAAATTAACTAAATCAGAAAGAGAGCTTGGAGGTATACCAAATAGTAGTGAAGATGTGAAGCAAGCACACGCTGCTTCTATTGAGTCATATATAGAGAAGCACGTAGGTCTAGATACCTCTGGAACGTACAGAGATGCTGATGTTATGGGTTCTATGCCTTTTTCAAAAACACTTGAAGATTGGGCTAAATTCAATATAAACGATAGAACTAAATTTGACGCATCAATCAGTTCAGGATTGGCTATAATGGCTAATCAAAAACATCTGTATGTGCCTGAAAAGCAAGAGTCCAAAATTAGCATTAACTTTGCTAAGTACTCGAACAAGGGTAATATAAGCGAAATAATTAGATGAAGGATGTAAAAATCAATATAGCTAATACTAGTTTCCCGAATCAATTTGCTACTGACGAGGAGAAGATGTCTCCTGAATATGGCCTCCAAGTTGGACAAGCTATTCAGTATGAGTGGTTCAGAAAAGACGGTGTTAACTGTCGGTATTATAGCCAGTGGAGGGAATTCCATAAACTAAGATTGTATGCGAGAGGCGAGCAGCCTGTTCAAAAGTACAAGAATGAATTAGCCGTTGATGGTGACTTATCTTATTTAAATCTTGATTGGACTCCTGTTCCTATTATCCCAAAGTTCGTAGACATTGTGGTAAATGGTATGGCTGACCGTTTGTTTAAGGTTAAGGCGTATGCGCAAGATGCTATGTCCCAATCTAAGAGAAGTAAATACCAGGATATGATTGAAGGTCAAATGGCTGCTAAAGACATTTTGACTATTATTCAAGATAATACAGGTGTTAATCCTTTCTCTATGGATCCTGATGACCTTCCTGCAAACGATGAAGAGATGTCTTTATATATGCAGCTTAATTATAAGCCTGCAATTGAGATTGCTGAAGAGGAAGCTCTTAATACCATTTTAGAAGAGAATAAGTATTTAGATTTAAGAAAGCGTGTTGACTATGACCTTGCTGTTTTAGGTATAGGTGTAATGAAGCATGAGTTCTTAAAAGGTTCTGGAGTTCAACTTTCATATGTTGACCCTGCCAATATAGTATACAGCTATAGTGAAGACCCTTACTTCAAAGATTGTTTCTACTGGGGTGAGATAAAGACTTTGCCAATTACTGAGTTAATCAAGATAGACCCTAGTCTTACTAATGAGGACCTAGAGGAGATATCCAAGTATAGTCAGAGTTGGTACGATTATTATAATGTAGCTCAGTTCTATGAGAATAGTATCTTCCATAGAGATACCGCTACCTTACTATACTTTAACTACAAGACAACTCAAAAGATAGTTTACAAGAAGAAGTATCTTGATAATGGTGGTGTGCGTTATGTAGAAAAAGATGATTCATTCAACCCTCCTGCTGAAATGATGGAGGAAGGTCGATTTGAAAGAATTGAAAAAACTATTGACGTATGGTATGAGGGTGTTATGGTGATGGGTACTAATATTATTCTCAAGTGGGAGCTTGCTAAGAATATGGTTAGACCTAAGTCTTCATCTCAACACGCAATACCTAATTATGTTGCTTGTGCTCCAAGATTATACAAGGGTAATATTGAGTCATTGGTTAGACGAATGATACCTTTTGCTGATTTGATTCAGATTACTCATTTGAAGTTGCAGCAGGTAATTGCTAGAACTGTACCTGATGGTGTATTTATTGATGCGGATGGATTGAATGAAGTTGACTTGGGAACAGGTGCTGCTTACAATCCTGAGGACGCTCTTAAGTTATACTTCCAAACGGGTTCTGTTATTGGTAGATCGTACACGCAAGATGGTGACTTCAATAATGCTAGAGTTCCAATTCAAGAACTTAATTCAAATTCTGGAGCCAATAAAGCTCAGATGTTGATATACAACTATAACCACTATCTAAATATGATACGTACGGTTACCGGATTGAATGAAGCTAGAGATGCGTCAACTCCTGATGCAAACTCTTTGGTTGGATTGCAGAAGCTTGCAGCATTGAATTCAAATACCGCTACTAGACATATATTGGATGCGGGTCTTCATATTGTTAAGAGTATATCTGAGGCATTAACTTATCGTATAGCTGATATTTTAGAGTATGCTGATTTCAAGGATGACTTTGCAAGCAGAATAGGAAAGTACAATGTATCTATATTGAATGAGATAAAAGACTTGTACATCTATGACTTTGGTGTTTTCATTGAGATATCTCCAGATGAGGAGCAGAAAGCTCAGCTTGAGCAGAATATTCAAATGGCTCTATCTCAAGGTGATATCAATCTTGAGGATGCAATTGACATTCGTGAGATTAAGAACATCAAGTTAGCTAACCAATTGCTTAAGGTTAAACGTATCAAGAAGCAAGAGAAAGAGCAGCAGTATGAGATGCAGAAGCAACAGATGGTTGCTAATCAGCAAATGGAATCTCAGAAGATGGCGGCTCAAGTTGCCTTGCAGAAGATTGATGCTGAAGGCCAAAGTAAGATGCGTACTAAACAGGCTGAGATTGCTTTTGAAATTGAGAAGATGAAGAATGAAGCAGAACTTAAGCGTATGTTAATGGCTGAAGAATTCCAATATCAAATGAAGATTGCTGAATTACAAGGTGGTACTTTAAAGGATAGGGAAGAGATGAAAGAAAACGAGAAAGCCAAGCGTATAAGTATGCAGAATACACAGCAGTCTAAACTTATAAACCAAAGGCAAAATGATTTACCTCCAATAAACTTTGAGTCTAACGAGGATAGTCTAGATGGTTTTGACTTAGCAGAGTTTGAACCGAGATAAAAAAATTATATTAAATTTGCAATTATAAAAATCTAATCAAATGGAAATTAAAGTAAAAGAGGTTAACGTAGGAGAGGAGAAAAGCGTTCAGGAAGTTGAAGAGAAACTCCTTAACGAACACGAAGAAAAAGTAGGCGCAGAGGAAGAAAACCAGGCGCAAACGGAAAGTGTTCAAGAAAACGAGGCAATCAGTGACACTGAACAGCCTGCTGAAGTTGTACAAGATGATGTACAATCTGATGTACAAGCACCTGAGTTAACCGAAGAAGACGTTCTGTCATTTATAAAGAATAGGTATGATAAGGAAATCAATTCTATTGATGACCTTGTTACTGAGCGTGAGCAAGAAGATTTGCCAGACGATATTGCCAATTACATG